CCTACGGCGTGACATGGCCTGAAAACAGAGGCGATTCAGGAAGCATCAGGGTCACATTTGTTGCCGGGTACGCCAATGCCGCTGCTGTGCCGCAAGCCATCAAAGCGTGGATCAAGCTGCAAGTTTCGGCCATGTACGAAAACCGCGAGGCTGAGGCATATTCAAGCCGGGCGGTATCGACCACTGTCAAGATGAGTTTTGTAGATCGTTTGCTGGACAAGTACCGGGTGTGGTCATGAGCGCGGGTGAACTTAGGCACTTAGTTGCTTTGCAGACGCCCGTGTCAACCGTGGACGACATCGGCCAACCGTCAACCGCGTGGGCTACCGTGGCATCGCCGCGTGCATCCATTACCTACCAGAACGCCACCGAGGCGATCAAGTCGGGCACCGACGCATCCGTAACGCGGGTGGTTATCAAAATCCGCCACAGGTCGGTTAACGCAGGCCAACGGGTGCTGCACAACAGCATCGCCTACGCTATCTTGGGTGTGCAGCCTGACGTTCGCAAGGCTTACGTCTATTTGACATGCGAGGTCATCAATGGCGCTACGTGATTCGGTACGCGTTAACTTCGACACGAAAGGCCTGATGGCCCAGGTCAAGAACCTCAAGCAAGCCATTGAAGAAGCGGTGATCCCGGCTACGCAAGCGGCGGCGCAGGTGTTTTATGACGAAGTGAAGTTGCGCGCCACCAACTTATCTGACACGGGCAATCTGGCCGCGTCCATTTACCAATATCGCGTCAAAGAAGAACAGCGTCCCGGTCACGCCACCTACAAGGTCAGTTGGCGCAAAGGGCGCGGTAAAACCAAATTGGGCGTTGCCGACAGCGCCGAAGACAAAGCGGTTAAGTCTTTGCCCATTGCCTACCACGGCATCCTGGTTGAATACGGCTACATCCAGCGATACGCCAGCTATGTGGGTAGCGACGGCAATTGGTACACCGCCATCCGCGCTGAAAAACGCGGCACGCCAAAGCCCAAATCAAGGGCATCGCAAGCCGTCAAAGATGCTTACTATGTGCTGCGCAAAGGAGGCCCCGTGCAGCACGCGCCGCGCTCATTCCTGCGCTCCGGCTATGAAGCCGCCAAGGGCCTGGCGATGCAAGCGTTTATCGCTGAAATGAACCAACGCGTCGAGCAAGTGGTATGACCATCGAAGCCGACATTTACAACGCGATCAAAGGGCTGGTTGGCAACCGCTGCTTTCCAGACTTTGCGCCTATCACCACCGCCAAGCCGTACATCACATACACGCAGATCGGTGGCGAGGCCATCAGCTACAACGACGACATTGTGCCCAGCCTGAAAAACGGGCGTTTCCAAATCAACGTATGGGCCGATACGCGGGCAAGTGCAAGCAGCATCATTTTGCAGGTTGAGTCTGCCATGGTACTTGCGCAATCGTTTCAAGCCAGGCCAATAGGTGCAGCGTCGAACGACTACGACCACGACATGTTGACCTACGGGGCAATGCAAGATTTCAACGTGACCTCTGCCAGGTAGAAGTCACTACCCCAACAACGCCGAAGCCCGCTCCATTAGCGGGTTTTGTCGTTTATGCCCTCTCGGGCGCAACCAGCCGCATCAATGCGGTTTTTTTTCGTCCATTTAAAGGAAATCATCATGGCATCAGTACCCACCGGGACTCTTTTCGCCGTTGGCACCGTCTTTGCAACCGCAAAAACCGTCACCGGCATCTCCAACGCCGCCGAAGCGGTTGTGTCAAGCACGGCACACGGTTTTGCCAATGGCGACATCGTGCAGTTGTACAGCGGCTGGGGCCGGTTGAACCGCCGCGCCGTTCGTGTCAAAACCTCACTTCCCGACTCGTTCGTGGCAGAAGGCCTCGACACCACCAACACCGAATTCTTCCCTTCTGGGTCGGGTGGCGGCACGGTGCGCAAAGTCACCACGTTCCAGCAGATCAACAAGATTGTCAACCCAACGTCCAGCGGTGGCGAGCCGAAGAACATCACGGTCAAGTTTCTTGAGTCTGATGTCGAAGACTCGATCAATGACGGCTTCACTGCTGTCACCGAGTCGTTCGAGATTGACGCCGACGAGTTTGGCGGCACGGCCTACGCCGCGCTGGTGTCGTTGTCTGAAGTGCAGACCGACTCTGTGCTCAAGAAAACGCTGCGCTCGGGCGCCATCATCCTAACGCCTTGCCGCGTGTCGCTGAACGAAAACGTCAAGCTGACGGACGGCCAAATCATGACCAACGCGGTCGCCATCAACGGCAACGGAAAGATCACCCGCTACGCCGCCTAAGAAGTACCTACCTGGCTTGTTTCGCTCTTAGCAGGGCGGGCAGGCTGGGCAAGGGCATTTTGTAACCCTGCTAAGGAAAAACAATGGCAAAAATCTCGCTTGGGAAAACCCCAAAATCATTCAAACGCGTCATCACTGTTGACATGCTTGACGGCACTAAAGGCTCGATTGAATGCGAGTTCAAGTACCGCACACGCACAGAATTTGGTGCATTCCTTGATGGCATCTTTGCTGACGCTGGTGTCAAACCAACCGATACCGATGAAAAGGTGGCCATTGCCGAGATCATGGAAAAAACCCGTGATACCAACGCCGACTACCTTATTCAAGTGCTTGACGGGTGGAACCTTGACGATGAATTGAACAAGGCCAACCTGCAACAACTTTGCGATGAATTCCCCGGTGTTGCCAACAGCATCATGGAAGCCTACCGCACCGCTGTAACAGAAGGCCGCACAAAAAACTGATTGAGGCCGCTACTGCCCTTTACGCATCACAACCCACCGAAGAATCCCTTGCGGGCACAGGATTAACCCTTGCTGACTACGAGGGCGAAGAGGTGGAGGTGTGGGAGGAAAACACCGAAGTTTTCAAGCTGTTTTGCATGATGCAAACGCAATGGCGAATTGGCATGAGCGGCCCATCCGGTTTGGATTACAACGTGCTTTTTACCTACATGGCCATGAAAAACATCAACATTGATTTGCTTGACGACATCCGGCTCATGGAGTCCGCTGCCCTAACCGAAATCCACCGCAAGAAAGACTAAAAATGACCGCAGAACTAAATTCAGTTATCAAGCTAGACGGTGATGCGTCTGGTTTTATTGCTGAAATGCACGCGGTTGACAAGACTTTAGTCAACACCAGTGCTGAAACAAAACGCTTTGCGGAATCGCTAAAGAGAAATCTTGCCAAAGAGCGTTTTGGAACAGGCACCGAAGAAGCAACGAGGGCGCTAGCTGGTCTGAAAAAAGGGGTTGACTCAACGCAGCTTGAGCCATTGTTCAAACAGCTTGGCGAAGCAAGGCGGCAGTCGGATTTGCTGAAAGCCTCGTTCACGCAAAGCGGCAAGGCCATGACCGAATACGGCATGGGCGTCAAAGCCACTAATGCCGCCCTCCGCCAAGTCCCCGCACAATTCACCGACATCATTGTTTCGCTGCAAGGCGGGCAAGCGCCTCTCACCGTACTGCTACAACAAGGCGGGCAACTGAAGGATGTGTTCGGCGGCGTTGGTAATGCGTTCAAGGCGCTGTCAAGCTACGTCATCGGACTGATCAACCCGTTCACATTGCTGGCTGCTGCCGCCGGTACGGTTGGCTTTGCCTATTTCAAAGGAAGCCAAGAGATTGATGCCTACAACAAGGCATTGGTTATGTCTGGCAACGCAATTGGTGCGACTACCGGGCAATTGAAATCAATGGCGCAGGTTGCCAGCAAAACCACCGGGGCAACCATAGGGGCAACGTCAGATGCCGTGGCACAACTTGCAGCGTCTGGAAAAGTTGCAACCCAGAACATAGCGCAGTTTGCCGGGCTTGCTGTCAAGTTGCAGCGTGAGGCAGGCATTGCTGTTGGGGACACTGTAAAAGCGTTTGCCGACCTTGCAAAAGACCCTGTTTCTGCCAGCGAAAAACTCAACGAATCCACCCGCTACCTCACCGCCGAAATCTACAACCAGATCAAGGCGCTGAAAGACCAGGGCGACAACCTGGGCGCTGCTGCACTTGCCCAACGCGCTTATGGCGATGCAATGAACGACCGG